CATTATTGATCCGACAACCAACATGCTGACGGAAGGATATGCGGTGCTCGAGTTCAATGACATGGATATGCCGATTATAGAGGGCTACTTTATAAAAGGTCAGACATTCATATATGAGCAGGGCAGACTTGCAAGCGTGGTTTCCAATGATGCACCTTATCCACTTCTTGTGCCGATCATATACAGACCGGACGCCAAGAGACCGTTTGGGCATAGTAGGATCAGTAGAGCATGTATGAGCATTGTCGGGTCCGCACTTAGGACAGCAAAGAGATCAGAGATCGCTGCGGAATTCTACTCGTATCCACAGAAGTATATACTGGGCATGAATCCAGACGCCGATAGATTAGACAAGTGGAAAGCGACCATATCGAGCATGCTGCGAATCGATAAGGATGACGAAGGCGATCATCCTGTTGTCGGACAGTTCCAACAGCAGAGTATGACTCCGCATCTGGATCAGCTTCGGATGTTTGCTGGACTATTCGCAGGAGAGACAGGTTTGACATTGGATGATCTCGGATTCCCGACAGATAACCCATCGAGCGCCGAAGCAATAAAGGCAGCGCATGAAACGCTGAGGCTGACTGCGAGAAAAGCGCAGAAAACATTCGGCGTGGGTCTACTCAATGCCGGATACCTGGCTGCGTGTGTCAGAGACAAATATCCGTATTTAAGAAGAGAGTTATACAATACGGTGCCGAAGTTCGAGCCAATATTCGAGCCGGATGCAGCAATGATGTCAGCGATCGGAGACGGAGCGATAAAGATCAATAACGCAGTTCCGGGATATTTTGACCGCGAAACGCTTCAGGATCTGACCGGTTTGGAAGGTGGAGAGGCGCCGATAATCGAATGGACTGATAACGAATGAGAGATATAAGCAACAAAATATTAAGAGACTTTCGGAGCGGTATAGCAGCCTCTCCGAAAATAAGAGCTCTGGCAAAGAAAAACAGCAAAGGCAAAGCGACATACCTTGACGCTGACAACTACGCTCTGGGGCTATCTCAGGCACTCGTGGGAGCACTGTCGCACCGTCTTATGGCGATATTCGGGAATGAGTACAAAGGGATAATGGCAGAGACATTGCCGCCTGGCCTTAAATACATCCACACTGATGTCGGAAATTATGCCAGGACGGTGCAGTCATACATCAACAGATCCAGCGGAGTCGGGCTGAATGCGATCAAAGCAGTGATGGATCCGGAAAAGGTCCGGGAGATCATCAGAACGGCGTTATCTGTGGACAATTATGCTGATATCAAAGGCAGATTGGACGCCGATATCCGCAACTTCGCACAAAACGCTGGCACCGAGACGATGAAAGCCAATGCGAAGCTGTACAATGATGTCGGTTTTGAGGTCTATGTTGATCGTACATACGATGATGTGGGTGTCCACAATCGCAGAGACGAGTGCGAATGGTGCTTGGATAGAGTCGGTCATTGGACATACGCAGATGCACTGGCTAATGGTGTGTTCGAGAGGCATCCGGGATGTGGGTGCGAGATAATATATACGAGAGACGGCCAATCACAGCGACAGACGAACTGGCGCAACAATGAATGGTCAGATGTGTAAGGAGAAAACAATGGACATAGTGTACATCTTAAAAAATGGAGTGGGTGCGGATGAACTTCGCTACTCACTCCGTTCTGTATGTAAGAACTTTACCTTCGACAGAGTGTGGTTCGCCGGAGGGAAGCCGGAAGGAATTGAACCGGACTGTTATTTAGAGATAGATCAGGAAGGTCGGAACAGATATGCGAAGGTAAGTAACACAATAAGACAAGTGTGCGAGACCGAAGAAGTCTCTGATGACTTCTGGCTGTTCAATGATGACTTCTTTATCATGAAGAAGATATCCACTATTCGTCCTGCTGTAAAGGGTACGATTGGGCACAGGATACAAGACATTCAAACGAAACACAATGGAGCGACTTCGGAATATGCTCGTCAGCTGCAATTCACGATCCGGGAGCTGAAGGCCAGGGGGTATGAGCGTTTAGATTATGCTCTGCATATTCCGATGGCGGTCAACAAAGCAAAGGCTCTGGAAATGATGGATGTATTTCCGGGACTGCCGATGTTCCGATGCTTATACGGCAACTATTGGCATCTCGCAGAAGAAGTCCGACCTGATGTAAAAGTATTCGGGGATGAGGACTTCTCAAAAACCTCGTCACTACTCTCGACCAATAACGAAAGTTTTCGTAATGGTCGGGTCGGTGAATATATACGAAGCAAGTTCAAGACACCATGTAAGTATGAAAAGGAGGCGCGATGAGAACATAACGCAAAGGAGGGCAAGATGGATACACGTTATGGCAACCAAAGCCCGACGGTATCCGTAATCGAACCTTATAGCAACACACTGGGCAATGAAGCAGTGGAGCTGTACAACGGAACAGAGAGAACAGCAATACCCTGGCAAGAGGCATTATGCTATGACATCATGGCAACTAATGACGAAGGCCTGTGGATCCATCAAAAATTTGGTTTTTCAGTACCAAGACGAAATGGCAAATCCGAAGATGTGCTTATGAGATGCCTCTGGGGGCTGAAGAATGCGGAGAGGATCCTCTACACTGCTCACAGAGCGAACACAGGTCATTCCGTATGGGAGAGGCTTGCGAGATTGTGCGAAAAAGCCGATATCGTGGTCGAGTCAAGTATGAGAGCATTCGGCAGAGAGCATCTGTATTGTGACACTGGTGGGATAATAGAATTCCGTACCAGGACATCCACAGGTGGACTCGGTGAAGGTTATGACTTGCTTATAATCGATGAGGCTCAGGAGTACACTCCAGAACAAGAAACGGCTCTTAAATATGTCGTTACGGACTCACTCAACCCACAGACGATCATGCTCGGCACGCCACCGACCGCGATATCCGCAGGAACGGTCTTCCCGAAATACCGCGAGCGTGTGCTGCAGGGGGAAGGCTTTGAAAGTGGATGGGCAGAGTGGTCAGTACCGCAGATGTCTGAACAGGATGATGTGGATCTCTGGTACGAGACGAATCCATCACTCGGCTATGTGCTCAAAGAGAGGACGATCCGCTCAGAGATCGGAGAGGACAATGTCGACTTCAACATCCAGCGGTTAGGCTTATGGCTTAAGTACAACCAGAAAAGCGCAATTAGTAAGACGGAATGGGATGCATTATGCCTGGACACGATGCCGAAACGGAAGGGGAAACTGTTCGTGGGCGTCAAGTTCGGTCATGACGGTGAGAATGTATCAATGTCTATCGCAGTGAAGACTGAGGAAGACAAGGTATTCGTTGAGGCAATTGATTGCCGACCGGTCCGTTCCGGGTTAACGTGGATTTTGGCGTTCCTGGATAAAGCGGATGTAAGGGAAGTCGCAGTTGATGGAGACAACGGAAAGCAGATGTTGGCCGACGAAATGAAACGCATGCGCCTGAGAAAGCCGATAATGCCAAAGGTCGGACAAGTCATCAAAGCGTTTTCGCTATTTGATCAGGGCGTAGCGACGGGGACAATGATCCACATGGAGCAGACGGCCGCCACACAGGTCATAACAAATTGCGAAAAGAGATCAATCGGATCACACGGTGGATTCGGCTATCAATCCCAGCTGGTCGGAGCTGATATCTCTATTCTGGACAGTATGGCACTTGCTCATTGGTTATGTGTGGACAGTAAGGAGCAGAAAAAACAAAAGATTGATTATTAAGCATAGCAATCCGGCTATGTTTTTTAATTATAAAGATTCACGGTACCGCCGGTAAAACGGGGAGGACAAATTATGTCAGATTTCACAGTTATTGAAACACAGGAACAGTTAAACGAAGTTATCGGCGCGAGGATTCGCAAAGCTGAAGAAAAGGCAGAGGCGAAAGCTGCTGAAAAGTATTCCGATTATGAGGAATTGAAAACTCAGAACGAAGAGTTCAAAAAACAGATCCAGCAGCTCACCGATTCCGTTTCTGAAAGCGAAAAGAAACTCGCAGAGAAAGATGAGGCACTTGCAGAAAGCGATGGATACAGGACCGCCCTGGAAAAAACGAGGATCGCAATCAATGCAGGGCTGAAGATCGAATATGCCGATCGACTTCAGGGCGCGACCGCCGAAGAGTGGAAAGCAGACGCTGAAGCACTGGCTAAAGACTTCGCAGCCAGTCATGTCACAGCACCACTCGGAAGCAACGAGCCCGAACTAACCAAAGAAGCAACCGCAGAGAAGAAGTTCGCGGATTGGTTCAATCAAGTAACAGGTCAGGAGGTATAAAATGGCTATAGTAGGAAGTGGAGTACCCACCAACAGAACAAACATCGCACTGCCCGCAGAGGTAAGTTCAGAAATTATCGCAAAGACACAGGAAGAGTCCGCAGTAATGAAGCTGGCTCGTCCGGTAGCACTGCCGGGAAGAGGCGCAGAAATCCCCGTGATCGTAAGCGATCCGACAGCAGAATGGGTATCAGAGACTGGACTTAAACCGGTATCAAACCCGACACTCGACAAGAAGATCATGTCCGCTTATAAGCTGGCTACGATCGTTCCGTTCTCCAACGAGTTCAGAAGAGACGCAAGCGCTCTGTTTAACGCTCTGGTTGGCAGACTGCCGCTGGTACTGGCACAGACATTTGATGCTACAGTATTCCATGGATCAGCTCCCGGAAGCAACTTCGACACATTCGCATCAGTGCAGGCACAGGCATTGGATACAGATGTATATGCTGGTCTCGTAGCTGCTGACGCAGATATCGCTGATAACGGTGGTATCACTAATGGATTCGTTATCTCACCGAAAGGCAAGAGCGTACTGCTCGGAGCAACAGACACAACGAAGAGACCGCTGTTCATTAACAATGTTTCAGAAGGCGCTGTTCCGATGATCCTGGGCGCACCGACATATCAGAGCAAAGGCGCTTACAAAGCCGGAGAGTCTACTGATGTAGTTGGATTCGCTGGTGACTGGACAAAGGCACTGTACGGCATAGTGGACGGTATCAATGTTAGCTACTCCGAAGAGGCAACACTGACAGCCGGCACAGCACAGAGCCCGGTACAGATCAACCTGTTCCAGCAGAACATGTTTGCTGTCAGAGTTGAGATGGAGGTTGGCTTCAGAGCTGACACATCTGTATTCAACGCACTCACATTCACGGCTGACAGCGAGTAGTACAGAAAGGGAATCAATATGAGCTCATTTGTAACACTATCAGAAGTAATCCAGTTATCCGGAGCCAACTATACAACAGAGGAACAGGAGCGCATTGAGTCGCTTCTTCCTTATGTCTCGGACGCATTGCGCAGTGAGGCGAATAAGGTGGGTAAGGATCTGGACGAAATGATTGCGGCTGATGCCGTTTATGAAAGTGTCGTGAAGCTCGTTACTGTTGATGTAGTAGTGAGAGCCATGAGTCTCAATACAGATACAGAACCAATGTCGCAGGAATCGCAGAGCGCTCTCGGCTATTCATGGTCGGGCACTTATGCGGTTCCGGGTGGCGGCATAGCGAACTGTATTATGAGGAACGATCTTAAGAGACTCGGTCTCAGGCGTCAGCGGTATGGTGTGATTGATTTTTATATAGGTGATTCTGATGAGTAGATTCAAAGGAACAACGGTTATCTTGCATTCCGTCACTCAAACCGGGCTGGATCCATTCGGGGATCCACTGTACTCGGAGACAGAAATCCCTGTTGATAATGTGCTGATAGCGCCAGCGACCGACCAGGAGATAGTGGACACCGTCAATCTGTATGGTAAGAAAGCGGTCTATACTCTTGCAATCCCGAAAGGAGACACGAATGAGTGGGAAGACCGCAAAGTCACATTTTTCGGGGAAGACTGGCGTGTATTCGGCATTCCACAGGAAGGCATCGAAGAGAATATCCCGCTCGAGTGGCACAAGAAAATAACGGTGGAACGCTATGAATAATATTCGCTTTAAGTTAGACATGGACGGACTTCGGGAATTGATGAAGTCGTCAGAAATGAATGAGATACTGGCAGAGGCGGGGGACGAGGTTGCACGATCCGCAATGGGTATGACCGGCGGAGAACCGTTCGCAACTCGTGTGCACGAGGCATCTTATGTCTCCATTGCCAATGTGTATCCTGATTCAGACGAGGCTGCCAAACTCAACTCGAAGGACAATATCGTGCTTAAGGCGCTCTCATCGAGTGGGCTACCAATGACGAAATAAGGAGATACCCATGATTGAATTGATAATATATGAATACCTTAAGGATGTCATGCCTGTGGATGTATATATGCAGAGACCTGAGAAGGCTCCAAGCAAGTATATCATCATCGAAAAAACAGGCTCATCCAAAAACAATCACATCAAACAGGCAACGATCGCTTTTCAGTCTTATGCTGATACATTGTACGAGGCGGCAGAGCTCAATGAAGCATTGAAAGATGCAGTTGAAAATGCCGTTTCGCTAAATGAAATAAGCGGCGTTACGCTCAATTCCGATTATAACTTTACGAATGCGGCTGGTAAGCAATATCGCTACCAAGCCGTATTTGTTTTTACTCATTATTAAGGAGGTCAACTATGGCAACTGCAACTAATGTAACTGCGGGCAAGCCGAACACATCCGGATCCATTTTTGTTGCGCCTATCGACACAACTCTGCCCACCAACGCAACGGCAACACTTGCGGCTGGTTTCGTGCAGCTCGGTTATGTGTCAGAGGATGGAGTGACCAACACCAATACACCGGATTCTGAAGATATAAAAAGCTGGGGCGGTGACACTGTCCTCTCTCTTCAGACAGAAAAAACGGACGAGTTCCAGCTCACCCTCATCGAAGCACTTAACGAGAATGTCCTCGAGGTTGTTTATGGATCGAACAATGTCACTGGCACACTGGCAACAGGGATCTCAGTAACGGCTAATAGCGATGAGCCCGAAGAGAGAGCATGGGTTATCGACATGATCCTCAGAGGCGGAGCTCTTAAGAGGATCGTTATCCCCGATGCAAAAGTCTCAGAGATCGGCGACATCGTGTACAAGGATGATGAGGCAGTGGGTTATGAGCTGACACTGAAAGCTCTTCCCGACAGCAACGGAAATTCTCACTATGAGTATATTCTGGCTGCAGATGATAGCGAGTAGAGATATTCGCAAAGTAAGGAGGTTATGAATGAAAGGTAAACTGAGAAGTGGATTCAAGTATGAAGTGGACACCGAAGTGTTCAATGATATGGAATTCATAGAAGTAATGGCAGCGGCAGAAGGCAACGAGCCGTTGAAGATCGTCGAAGTGGTTGAAAGACTTCTCGGCACAGATCAGAAAAAGGCTCTGTATGATCATCTTCGCAACGATGCCGGGAGAGTTCCGGTTGAGGCAGTAAGCGAAGCAATCGGCGAGATCATTGAGCAGACAGCGGAGGATCCTGCCGCAAAAAATTCATAACCCTGGCCGGAATGCTCGGAGGCTATCGAGAGGAACTTATATGTGATCTCGCAGAAACCTACGGGATTTATGATTATAAGGCGCTGCCGGTGGAGACGCTGGCAGTCCTTGCATCCGGCTTAAGGGATGATTCAAGAGTAAGACAGAAAATGGGCGGAGTTAAGGCTTCACCCGATACGCTATTATTAGCGAAAATATATGATGTTACAAACTATCTCTTGTGGACGCAGACAGAGGACGCAACGAAGGGCAGAAACGCTCCGGAATTGTTGTCCAATAAGTTCGTGATCGAGGACGAATCCACAAAGGAATACAAAGGATTCCGAACTGGCGCCGAATTCGATGCTGCCCGAGAGGCAATTCTTAAGAAAGTAGGGAAGTAAGATATGGCTACACTGGGTCAAGCTTATGTGCAGATCATACCATCCGCACAGGGGATAAGCGGTAAGATATCAAACGCTATCGCTCCCGAAGCGAACAATGCAGGGAAAGTAGCAGGGGACAAGATCAGGCAAGGCATGGGCAACAGGCTCAGTTCCATCGGCTCCGGACTGATGAAAGCCGGTGCCATAGCGACAGCCGTGTCCGTCCCGATCATTGCCGGATTGCAGAAAGCAATGTCGGCATATCAAGTCCAGAATGCGGCAGAAACAAAGCTGACTGAGATCTATCGCACCAGAATGGGCGCAACAAAACAGGCTGCGGCCGAAACGATGAAGCTCGCCAGCGCTCTACAGCGCGAGGGAGTGGTCGGTGACGAGGTCGCTCTGTCCGGTGCCCAGCAACTTGCCACATTCGCAAAATATCCAAGCACAGTCAATTCACTGTTGCCTGCAATGGAAAATCTCCTCGTTCAGCAGAAAGGCCTGAATGGTACCGCACAGGATGCAACTCAGATAGGTAATCTGATGGGCAAAGTCCTTAACGGTCAGACCGGAGCGCTGACGAGAGTGGGCGTTTCTTTCACGGCGGCACAAGAAAAGGTCTTGAAATACGGCACCGAGTCACAAAAGGCTGCTATGCTGGCGAAAGTCATAACTCAGAACGTGGGCAATATGAACAAGGCTATGCTCGCAACTCCTGAGGGCAAAATTCAGCAGATGAAGAACAGCCTCGGGGATCTCGCTGAGCAACTGGGCGCTGCGGTGGCACCTGCGATTGCAACTATAGCGCAATATGTAAGTCAGAACATTATCCCAAAGGTTGAATCGTTTTTGAACTTCATGAAAGCCAATCCGATAATAGGCAAGATAGTAGTGGGTGCAACTGCACTTCTTGCAGTAGGGGGTCCACTAATGGCTATGATCGGCGGAGTAATAAGCAAGTTCTCGGCGCTCGGCGGAGTAATCACAAGGCTTAGATCCCCGATAACTTTGGTGATCGCTGCGATAGGTGTACTTGCAGGCGCATTCATATCGGCTTATAAGCATAACTCATCATTCAAAAAAGCAGTCGACGGTCTGATCAAAACACTCGGCTCAGCATTCAAGCCTGTTCTGGCTGCAATCTCGCAAATGATGAAGGCTATAGGTCCTGTTATATCTTCTCTGGCGAAGACTATCGCAACTGCGGTCATGCCGATCATCAAAGCAATAATCCCAGTCATTCAAACGATAACACGAATCATTGCGAAAATTGCAGAGACAGTCATTCCGATATTGACATCGGCTATTGAGACTATTGCACCGATCGTCCAAAAGGTAGTTAAGATAGTGGGTCCGATAGTGCAGAAGATATTCGAGATATTCTCCACAGTATTTACTAAAGTATTAAAATTCGTGGGCCCGATATTCGAGAAGATCCTCAGCGCTATTAAGGTCCCGATCGAGGCCGCTTCGAAGGTAGTGGGCAAGGTTGTGGATGCGATATCTGCATTCCTTAAGTTCACTGGCCTCGGTAAATTAGTCGAGAAAACATTCGGATTCATAAAGGATTATATTATCGATCCGATAACTAAAGCCAAAGAAAAAGTCGGCAAGATTATCGACACAATCAAAGGCTGGTTCCCATTCAACCTGGGCAAGCTGTTTACGTTTGAGATTCCGAACATTTACGGTAAAAAGGATAAGGTTGGATACAAGTTCACGACGCAATGGCAGAAATACGGCAAAGAAAACCCCGGACCCGGCAAGCACGCTAAAGGTGGTATATTCCCTCGTGCGACATTGCTTGCATCGGCAAGTGGTGCTCAGCACATAGTCGGAGAGAAAGGGCCCGAGGCGATCTTGCCACTGAATACACTATGGAACCAGATGGACAAGATGGCTGTGAAACAAAATCAGCCAATCAATGCTACATACTACATAACAGTGGATGGAGCAAAGGATCCAGCAGAGTTCGCACGAGAATTAGTTCAGAATCTTAAGGTTGAAATGAGGTCATAACATGGCAAAAACAAGATGGGAAACCAAAATTGAGCAACATCCGACCGATTGGTTGCCGTCCTCGTACGTAGACGCGACTGAAAGACACGCGACACCAGCTCCGACAGGTCTGGCCATATCCAGGAGCGGCGGGACGTTCTATTTTTCATGGAAGTGTGGGACGACGGATTACGGTGAAGGTCAGATAGTTCAGTGTAGCGTAAACGGTGGTGCATGGTTCAATATACCTGTAAACGCAACACAAAAGCTGACATCCTACACGTTGAATTTAGCAAATTATTATCCGTATAAAACGGGGTTATTGTACACGGTCTCGTTCAGAGTCCAAGGCAAGCGCGCCGCATATATGAACGTGAAGATGAAACGGGCGATCATCGGGAAAACGACATATCCGTGGCAAATCGTGAGAGCGGTCATTCATCGCTGGTACTGGTCAGCATGGTCACAGGCGACATATTCGCTCGCAGCTCCGAACGGCGTCACAACGGCCTGCACGCTGAGCGAGAACGTTCAGAACCAGGCGACTTACACCTGCACGCTGGCACGAGCAAACGCGCACAACCAGCCACATGCGGACTATGAATGGCAATCGATCCTCGTTCGAGAGAGCACTATCACGAACGGGGCGCAGCTCGATTGGCGAGCGGGCGTTCTCGGATGGGCGACTGGCACCGGAACGAGCGTCACATTCACAGAAAACCAAACCGTCAGCTGTACAAGATGGGTACGCTTCCGTACGAGGGGCGCAAGAGGAGCAAGCGCATGGACGTATATCAACCATGTATTCGCGACACCATATCCGGCCGATCAGCTGAATGTCTCGTCATCGAAGACGGGCACAGGGTACACGGTCAGCGTCAGCTGGAGAACACCGAGCAACGCAGCGCATCCAGTCGATCAGGTGACCGTCCAATATGCCATCGCAGTCCCGCAGACAGACATGAACCCACCGGCAACCGCCGGATGGCAGGACGCGAGAAACCTGAAACCGGCAGCCACCGGAGCGGTCACGTTCGCGGTCGGTCAGCAGCTGAACCCGGACGAGTGCCTCTGGGTGAGGATAAAAACGCTGCATGATACGAACAGCGACAACTATTCAGCTGCGGCAAGGGCGGCGACAGGATATCTCGCAGACCCGAGCAATCTGAGCGTTACGCTCAACCATACGACGCACAGGGCGACGGTCACATGCACGAACAACTCGACCGTTCCCGGATCATTCCTTGCCATCACATACAGACCGACAGAGTCACAGGACTCTTTCGTCTGCGGAATAATCCCAGCCGGACAGACGACTGTGACGATCCAAGGACCGGACTGGTCAGCAGAACCAGCCATCGCTTTTGAGGTCCAGGCGGTCAAGGGTTCATACACCGGCAAGACGAGAGCGGACGGGGCGACGTCATACGCGCTCAACAAGATAATGTATTCAGCCAATACGCTGACCGAAGGCGGAGAAGTCCCGGTCGTACCGTCGAACGTGACGGCAGGACCGACCGAAACAGCCGGAGAGATCCGCGTAACATGGGGGTGGAGTTGGAATAAGGCAACGAAGGCCGTCCTCTCATGGGCGGATAATCCGAACGCGTGGGAGAGCACAGCGGAGCCGACGACATACGAAGTCGGCAGCATCAACGCGTCAAGCTGGACGATAGCAAATCTTGAGACCGGCAAAACGTGGTATGTCAGAGTTCGGCTCGTTCAGGTCGGAGCAGACGGAGAGACGACAGGACCCTGGTCGGATGCGATCGCGGTCGACCTATCATCCGCGCCGAATATATCGAGCTTATTCCTCGATAAGACGATTATCCCGGTCGGCGGAAGAGTCACGGCCGCCTGGGGATATGTCACAACAGACGGTACCGCGCAGGCATCAGCCGAGATCTGCGAGGCAACCATAACAGGCGAGGGCATAACATACGGCCGCGTCATAGCAAGAACACAGACCGCGCAGCATGTAACGATCGAGGCGCAGGACGTCGGCTGGGAAGCCGGCAACACATACAACCTCTGCGTGAGAGTAACATCGAGATCCGGAAGGGTATCGGACAACTGGAGCGTTCCGGTTCCGATAACCATCGCGGAAGCACTCGAGGCAGAAATAACAGAAACATCGCTCGAAGAGGGTATCCTCACAGAGATGCCGCTGACTTTGACGGTGGAGGGTGCCGGTTACGGAGGAACGACAATTGTCGCGATCGAAAGAGCTGCGGACTATACGATGCTAAGACCCGACGGCAAGACGACGACGGGTTATGTAGGAGAGACCATCGTCCTTATCAAACAGAACGGAGAAGACGAGATCACCATCACGAAAGACGACCTGATTGGAAGGCTTGACGATGGCGCAGATTATAGGATAGTCGCAACAGTTCAAGACGGCTTTGGGCAGAGCGCTGAGACAAGCATAGACTTCAAAGTCCAGTGGGCAGTTCAGGCAATAGTTCCAACAGCGACCGCATCTGTGAGTGATACATACCATGCTTCATTTATAACTCCGATGCTTCCACCAGGTGCGCCATTGAGAGGACACGCTGATATCTACAGATTGTCCATTGATGGTCCGGAGCTGGTGTATTCCGGTGCTGAGTGGGGCGAGACTTATGTGGATCCGTATCCGACCATTGGAGAAATCGGCGGGCATAGAATCGTATATGTGTCAGAAAACGGAGATTACATCACGAGCAATAACGGAATCGCTATGAAAGACTTGGATGCATACGACAATGATCTGATCGATGTGGATTATGGCATTATCGATTTTGGAGGCGAACAGATTCATTGTATGTGGAATGTGGAATTGTCCAACAGTTTTGAAAAAGACTTTGTTGAGACAACATATCTGGGCGGAACAATCGTGGGTGATTGGAACCCAGGTATCAAGAGAAAGACCGAAGTCAGTATGATAGTTGACGCCAAGAACGAAGAAGATGTCAAACAGGCCGTTAGGCGGCTTGCACAGTATCCTGGACTATGTCACATCAGAACACAGGACGGTTCAAGCTTCCCTGCTGATATCCAGGTGAATGACAAGGGCAGTTATGACTCGAAAGGCAGAAAATTCGAGGTGTCTCTGACCGTCAACAGAGTGGATTCGGATGGATGGGAAGGAATGACATACGATGAATGGATAATCGGGCATCCTGAGGAAGAGGGTGAAAGCTCATGATAGATTATAGCAAAGGCTTTTCGGCGGCATATTATGCGACTGTTGTGGATCCTCGCACATGGAGAGACGCAGACAGGATCGAGATCACGGAGGCTTCTATATCCCGAACTGCTTCGGAACTGAGAACAACTGCATCATTCAAGTGTCTGGATTATCCGGCGGAAACAGAGCAAATTGTTAGAATATACATTGAAACAAGCCAGCACGGTTCAAACGAAAGGTCAGCTCTATTCACAGGGCTGGCCTGTTCTCCTTCAGACGAAATCAATGGCACTATTACCGAGAATAAGATAGACTGCTATTCAATTTTGAAATATGCGCAGGATGTTTTACTGGATCGGGGCTGGTATGCTCCTGTTGAGATGCCTGCCAGTGTTATAATTCGACAGCTTTTTGAGGATATACCTGCACCGATTATAATTGAAGATAATTCTCCGGAACTGGCTGAGGCAGTTGTCGCTGAGAATGGAGAAAGCAAACTGAGCATGGTCGATAAGATCCTGACTGCGATCGGGTGGACGATGACCGTTCTCGGAGACGGGACGATCCGCATTGCACCGGAAGAAATGAAAGCGAAGATTGCAATCGATCCACTCAGCTTTGACATCATCGAACCAGAGATAGATATAACAAGAGACTGGTATTCCTGCCCAAACGTATTCCGTGCCACATCCGGCAACCTCTCGGCAGTCGCGAGAGACGATTCAGAAAACAGTTACTTGTCCACTGTAAATCGTGGGCGAGAGATATGGATGGAGGAAACCGAGGTTAAGTTGTCCACTGGTGAATCAGTAGCGGACTATGCGCTTCGGAGACTAAAAGAAGAGCAGAGGATCCAGACTGCTGCGAAGTACAACAGACGATTCCTGCCGGATGTATATCCTGGTGATGTGGTGCAGCTTATATATCCACAAATTGGGATGAGCGGGAATTATCGAATCAAGTCGCAAACCATTGAGGCGACACACAGCGCACGAACAACGGAAGAGGTGACGAGCGTATGAGCACAGTAAAAGATATAGCGAAAGAACTTAAGGCTGCACTAAAAGAAGAACCAAAAGGCAAGACCTCACCATTCGACACGACCGCGACGGTCAAGAGAGTTGAGGGCGGAACCGCATGGGTGCAGATTCCGGGCGGAGTGGACGAGACGCCCGTCCAGCTCACAGTGAACGCAAAAGAGGGCGATTCGGTTCAGGTCAGAGTCGCGAACGGAAAAGCGTGGATCACGGGCAACGGCACGAACCCACCGACGGATGACACCCGAGCGAATCAAGCGAATGAAACGGCGATGTATGCGCAGACCATCGCAGAGAACGCCGAAGGGTCGGCAAGAAGAGCAAGCCTCGCTGCGGAAGTCGCAGAGGCAAAAGCACAGGCAGCCTCGGATGCAGCAGAGGAGGCATGGGACAAAGCGGACGATGCAGAGATTGCAGCAGGACAGGCTCAGTCATCGGCGCAGACAGCTAACACGGCAGCCAACGGAGCGCTGACGAGTCTGTCCACAGTGCAGGACGTTCTGGGCGTGCTCAACTGGGCGCAGGAGAACGCCTCGTATTCACTGACGCAGGACACTGACATCGTTCCGGGCAAGACATACTGGACGAGATCCGGAGCAGGGACAGAGGCCGATCCGTATGTTTACACGCCGGTCACGAATCCGGTCAAGAGTGCGCTGGGTACATACTACGAGATAACAGGAGTTGAGGAAGCCATAGGCGACTTCATCAACGCGCATCTGGCACTAACAGAAGAGGGGCTCTGGATTCTGCCGGACGGGATGGACGCACAATCGTATAGGGTTCTTATCGCAACAGGCGGACAGGATCATGTCTACAAAGACGCAGGGACGTATATCATCGATTCTGCAGGAAAGACGGTGGCGAAGCTGGGCGAGGTCATAACGCTCGGCATCGATGACGGGACGCAATCGTACATGGAACTGGATTATCATTCGATACAGATGACGGACAAAGAAGGGGATGTATTTTTTCACATATCTGACCTTAGAGACAAATCTGGCGAGGCAGTTATTACAGAAGTTTTCAAAGCAGACGGGACGACTCGCACTTTTAACTTATCAGCCACAGCCACAACCACAAACTACCAAGTCGTAGTTTACGATGGGGATGAATACGACATTACAAAGGAAACTACGCGTTTTACACTCGACTGGTCACCGAAACCAGGAACGCGCATCACTGCAATATATTCCACACGCTCCAAACAGTGTAAAGCATATACTTTCGGAATAAGGGTCGACGATGTGTCAATAGGTCTATATAGTTTTGCCGAAGGGTATTGGGTGTCAGCAGAAGGAAATTACTCTCATGTAGAAGGAGCCAACTCGGGCGCTGCCGGGAACTATTCTCATGCGGAAGGAGAATACACGGGCGCTTTTGGAGAGTCGTCTCATTCGGAAGGATTTTATTCAAGAGCTTACGGAGATGATTCGCATGCACAGAATACTGGCACAATAGCTGCAAAAGATAGTCAAACCGCAATCGGAAAATACAATGAAGAAGATACCGAGAGCGACCCGCAAAAACAGAAGGCTTTCATCATAGGCAATGGCACGGATGATGACGATCGTTCCAACGCTCTAACAGTTGACTGGGGCGGCAACGTATGGACAGCAGGCACAGTAACAGAAAACAACGGAACGAGGGACATCGACCTGAACATTTCAGAGGCTACTATACAGAAATATGTCAACCTCGGAATGAGTTTAACATAGAAGGGAGGAGGACAGAATGCTCGATAAGATTTTAGATTTTATAGCTGACCACATAATAGACACGGTTATTGAAGAAGGAACAATCGATGGATGGGAATATAGAAAATGGTCAAGTGGTATTGCGGAATGTTGGGGGCATTTTGAAAAGACAAATGCTTCACCCATTGGAGCAAATCATTACCAATTTAGGATTTATTACCCATTTACTTTTATTGGTACACCTGTTCTCAACGTAACAGGAAGAGTGGGTGATGAATATTCGTATGTTAGTTGGCTTACATTTGACGATAACTATTCTACTATATATTTTGACAGTGACACAACTGCAACGAATACATTGTTGGTCAA